TTGCGGAGCGGTCAAACATTGGGTGGCCGATATTGCCATAGCAGCAAATAACCAGATAAGGAGATAAAATGAGAAAAACAGTAGATGTGATATTACGAAACGATTTTCACGGAACCAAATGTTCCGTGAAAATCCCAGCTAACGTTCGGCACCATACAGTGTCCCGATCTACATATTATAAAATATGTAGAGACCTCTGTGGTAGTCCGACATGTACATGCGGGCAAATTAGGGGATATCAGGACGTACATATAGACGTCGATATCGATATCGGACCTGATGGCCGGTCCTGCGACACGTTTACGATCACTCAAGACAAAAATTAAAGGAGATAAATAGTGACAATAAGAATCGAGACAGTGACAGTAGAAAAACTAGGGCGCGTATTGTACGCGCCCAATGCTAGTTTTTCTGATTCACAATGGTTAAAGGAACGGGGTTGGTTTTTCGTATGGGAAAAATCACCGCCCGATCTGCAACGTAGGCTATACGACGCGGGTATTCCACGCCGTACCCGCTGGATCAGTGAAAACAAATTAGAGCTTGCAGTAGATCTAGCAAGCTCTGATCAAGTTGAGTTGAGTTCAGATGTAGCAAGTCTATTGACGGATCTTGCAAGGTCTCAAGACCTGTCAAAGGCTACAGACGCCGATCTTGACATACCCCGTGCTACTGGTCTTGAGTACAGACCGTATCAAAGGGCCGGAATTCAGTACGCACTGTCTAATTTTCAATCCGGCAAAAAAGGTGTGTTGATCGCCGATGAAATGGGATTGGGCAAGACTATGCAAGGTATCGGGATTGCGCGATCCCTTGATGCCGAGAAAATTTTGGTAGTTTGTCCGGCTACGCTTAAAGTTAACTGGCAACGTGAGTTCCAAAAATGGTGGGATTCTGAGATCTCAGTCCATGTTATCAATGGCAAAGCAGTTGATACTACCGCTAGGGTGATCATAGTCAACTATGATAAAGTGGTCGGTAGCAGTGATCGCGCAAAGCATATCAGAGAAACACTTTCTGGTATGAATTTTAATCTAGCGATTCTTGATGAATCGCATATGTTGAAAAACCCAAAAGCCAAAAGAACAGCTTTCTTTTTTGGCACATGGGTGAAAGGCCGTCTTAAGACTGAGGGATTGATCCATAAAGTGGCACGTTGCGTGTTATTAACAGGTACGCCGATACAGAATAAGGTGAGAGAAAGTATCAGCCTTCTAAAAGCGATCGGCGCGATTGGTCCTGAAGGCACTTGGCAAACTGAGTCGAAGTTTTTATTCCGGTATTGTGCACCGGAAAAGACAAGATGGGGTTGGCAGTTTGATGGTGCTACCCACCTTGACGAATTACAAGCCAAATTACGATCGTCGTGTATGGTACGACGGCTTAAGGTAGACGTTGAAACCGAACTACCTCCAAAGCTCAGATCGGTAGTTGATCTAGAGTGCAGTGATTCTGGTTTACAGAGTATGCCGGAAACCTGGACTGATGACATAGATCGATTAATAGCTAGTGCTGGTAGTTTTGAAGAAATATCAGCTTTAAGGGCTGAAATAGCACAAGCAAAAGCAAAGGGTGTATGTGAGTATTTGAGCGAAAATATACAAGGTAAAGCAATAGTTTTCGCTCATCATAAAGTTTTATTAGATGAGATCGAAAAACAATTCCCTAATTCTATAAGGATTGATGGATCTACGCCGATCAATAAGCGTCAAGAATTAGTTGATCGGTTTCAGAATGATTCTGAAGTCGAATTAGCTATTCTATCAACACATGCTGCCGGAATGGGTATTACGCTTACAGCAGCTAATACAGTTGTTTTTGCTGAAGCTGATTGGAATCCATCGTGGTGCGTGCAAGCTGAGGATAGAGCACATAGAATCGGGCAAACAGCTACATTTGTAAATGTTGTCTATCTTACACTCGATGGCACTATTGATTCTCATGTGATTAAAACCATGGTGTATAAAATGAACATAGCCGATCAAGCGCTTGATCGGAATCGTCCCAAAATCGAAAAGCCGGTTGAGAAAAAGCCGGTTGAGAAAAAGCCGGTTGAGAAAAAGCCGGTTGAGAAAAAGCCGGTTGAGGATACAAAAGTACAGATCAGAAACAAAAAAGGCACCTTTGAATACACTGTGAATTCAGAGATAAAGCAAGTAGCTGCTAAAGCTATGCTTTATCTGTCTGGACACTGCGACGGTGCTGTTAAAAAAGATAATATAGGATTCAATGGCAAGGATGCCAGATCAGAGTTTGTGCAATCATTAGTCGATAGGGCGCTTGACGGTATCGAGTATTCTGATAAACAATGCGCATGGGCTCTTAAGATTCTAAGTACATACAAAAAAACACAGATCAGTAAATTTGCCGATCAACTATATGTATGATCGCTTAGTGCTAGCCTATATAAATATATATAGGCTAGCATCAAGTTATCACGCTTGAAAACACACACACAAAGGAGAGAGAAATGGAAATAGAGAAAGGCGAACTTTACAACGGAATTAATGCAGCCGTACTATTCGCCAAAGGTGGCAATAGATACTTGGAATGTGTTTTTTTTGAATGCAAGGATGAGAGATTAAACATAGTTGGCACAAATGGTAAGTGCTTATCAGTACTTAGTGCACCATGCAGTGGTCAAGATATTGAATTTGCTATTAGTCTTGATGATGCAAAGAAGATCTTAAAAGCAATTGACATATCTCCAGATGACAAAATTGAAATCCAAGTGAATGAATCCATAGTTAAAGTACTTGGATTTTCATTCGACGCACTTGATGTATCTATTCCGTCATGGCGCGAAGTCATGCCAGAATATAACGATACGCCAGTGAAAGAACGTGGTCTAAATCCCTTCTTCATACAGGATGCAATAAAGGCGTTTCAATTGAAAAGGAGTATGTTCAATGGTAGAGAAGTCCCTTCTTTCCACGTTTATGCTGATAGTGCTTTGTCTCCTATCAAGATACTTTGTAGAGCGATAAGCAATCTCACGCTAGTTATTATGCCGATCAAGATTTGAATACACTTCAGAAGTTTGATTATCGCACCTAGCTATCAATTTCTTGATGGCCTGGTCAGGCAATCAAGCTTAAGAAAGAAAGGAACAAAATGTATATACTAGCAGACAATAACTATCAAGAGACGTATGACTCTCTCGACGAAGTGATAGATGCAGTGCAGTCGTGGTACGATCATGTAGACGATCTGGACTTGCCCCATATCCCACCGATGAACGACATAATCGAATGGGATGGGAAGTATGATATAGATGATGTAAACCGCTACATCAAGGAGATTGAGGAACTCATAGCCTTACACAATGGCTATGAGCAGTGGGCAGGGCACGGCAATTATGTCGTGTCTGCGGCCAGTAAAATGGGGTTGAATTTGTCGATCTCAAGAGGTTAAAAGCTATAACACACAAAAAAGGAGATTAAACATGGAAATGAAAACATATAAAACATATCTATTCGAGCAGTGGATTGGGGAACAATATGGACGTGAGAACTTTTTTATTTATATATTCGAAAATGAATATGAAGCGATACAAGATAGACTTGATAGAGTTAATAGTGATTATGATAATGAATATATAAGAAAAAAAGCAAAACAAGATATGAATGAGTTATTAGATAAAGGGTATAAATATAAATCTTTTATGCATAGTTCTTACGATGCAAAACTTAATATAAGATGGATAAAATTCGAAACTGATTATTCATCGCTGATATTGTCAGAATTGGGAGATAGGTTTTTACAAATAAAAAAATCTATGAAACTATTTGAAAAGATCTGCAAATTTTCTGATAAGCAGTATGATGAATATATTTACGACACAAGAAAACCCGATTTATTTCTTAAAGCGCTTTATGCAATGAAGAACGTGAATGAGTGTGATAGAATAACTACTAAAAATAATGCTACTTATTTTGCATTCAACAAGGGTGTACCATCCCAAAAAACAATAAAGGTAAAAGCAGCATAAAGCGAAACAGTGAGACTTTCTCACTGTCTACAGTTGGCGACTGTACTGATGAGCATAAACGGATTAGCTATCCGAAAAAAAGGGAATCAAAAAAAATGGTAACACAAGAAAATATAATAGAACAGATAAACAAAGCGCCGATTCCTGCTAGAATGGCGGCTTTTTATGTTTATCGGATGTTATCAGATAAAAAATATCCAAAGGTGATTGAGATAGAAGAAAAGTTATACTGTTTAAAAAGGAAAGGTGCGAGATTTCTTATTGAATATGCTGTAACACGAACAATTCAACGGATTATTAGGGAACACCATTCAAATAATCCGTTGTTTTTAGAATTTGTATCTCATTGGTCTGGAGTTGATATGGCTTTGATAGAAGTTGATCAAGGCAAGATCAAGCTTGATGGCAAGTGGCTTGATGAGAATTCATATAAATATTTTTGGGAATCGTTTGAAACATACATATAGGATTGTAAAAATGAAAAATAAATTCTATAGGTTTGTATGCTCAGAGTGTGGTAAACGTACTAAACTACAATGGAGTAGTTTAGATAATGTAGATAATCTGTTGAAGTATGTAGCAAGTACAGGATGGATCGATACTGATCAAGCTACAGTTAAGATTCCTGTACCTATTTTAAGGCGTTTATATGTAGAATTAAAAAATAGGGTTGATAAATAACACACACAAAGGAGATTAGAAAAATGGAAACAAATTTAACACCATTAAAGACTAAGCAGGATATGAGGGAAGTTTGGAAAAATTTTCCAAATAATCCGATTAGCTTTGTAGAAGCTAAAGAGATTGTTAGAAGTGCTCATGAAAAAGACGGTGAAGCGGATGACATATATTCATCGGCATTGAATAGTTGGGCGTTTGGGACAACTGATGGCGAACATATGTCAATAGCACGTATACCGTATCCAGGCAGAGAAACAGGAGATCCACTTATTTTACGCAACAATGCTTTTAATCAGTTATGCTCAAGAACAAAAGTGGGGAAAACAGATATGAAAACACCACCGGATTACATCAGAGCACTACCACAAAAATTGCAAGTGGCTTGCATGAATTTCGGTTTATTGCATAACAGTAGTAACACTACGTTCAGATTAGCTGGTAATGAAGTTAGGTCTATTATGTCTGAACGGTATGCGCCGATTGACGATCTTACCTTGATCGATGAAGTTGGAGAATATCTAGATCGGACAAGTTTGATAGATAAAGTAAGTGTTCGATCGGTAGCAACTGGACCGCATATGATCATGAGGGTTACAGTACCCACAGAATCGGTTGAGGTAAAACTTAATGATTCTATCGAATGGGGTTTTGATATCGGAAATAGCGAGTTAGGACTTAGATCGGTACAGATAACCCCAATCACTTATAGACTTGTATGCTTAAATGGAATGAGATCGTGGAAGTCTGAAGCAACTAAGAAATTCAGACATATAGGTGACCCTAGAAAGTTACAGGACGGTATTCGCGATGCGATTCCTGTAGCCATGGCAGAAGCTAATGGCGATATTAAAAAATGGGAAAATTCAGTAAGTGTATTGATCGATAATGCACTTGATGAAATCGAAAGTCTATCTGGTTTTGGACTTGGTAAAGGTGAAATAAAAAAGGTTCAGAATCAACTAGTTAAAGATACGTTACAGCATGATCAAGCAATACTTGATAATACTACACGTAAACTTTTTGATGAGAAGAGCGTTACAGCGTATGACATTGCAAACGCTGTAACGGCTACAGGTAGAGACTTGAGCACCGTTTCAAGGCTCAATTTTGAGGAAGTTGGACACAGATATTTAAGTAAAGTAGCAGCATAAAAATAAACAAATAACATAAAAACCATAAACAACAAATTGGAGATTAGAAAAATGAAAAAAAAGGGAAAGAATAAAAAGTCTGGAGATATCAACGTCAATGATGTAATTGATAATGATGAGGTAGAGATCATGGATACCGTTCAATGTATTCAGTGTGCTAAGGAATTTGAGCCAAGTGATCCCAATGATCAATTCTGTTCTGTAAAGTGTGAGATTGAATATCTCAGGTCTGAGAATTCTAAACTCATGAGGAAGGTAGCCAGAAAAAACGGCGAACCACAGAAACTTGATTGTTATGGTGTTGTAACGTGGGGAACTTGCACACAAGAGTTTTATAAGACTGAAACGTTTGATGCTAAGCGTAGAGCAACAGAGCTTAAACACTTGGGTTTTGAGACTATAGCTCGTAAAGTTGGACCAATGCCGATCGTGAATGGTTCAGACAGTACTGAACTGGTAGAGATGACTGTGTTGACTTGCTATAATAAGGAAGGTGATGAGAGTTTGCCACCGATCCCGAAAAACATGATTCCAGGTTTGGAGATAGAAGGAAGTTTGCCAGATGAATCAGAGCAGCTTGATGTAGTCGAGTAACGGTTTACATCAATAATTAAAAGAGTCCTGTAGGAAACTACAGGACTTTTTTTTGTGCTTATATTACAGTATTTATTTACATTTACAGTTTAGAAGTTTGATAAAAGCCTAGTTTTTGCCGTGTTTTATCATTCTAATCTAAACCACAGTTGATTACATATCTAATCGCCGAAATCATATCAATCGTTTAAAGTTGTGGACATAAGGGATTACAACGTTTAGTTTGATATGTATGACATTACAGTTGCGCGGTAAAGCTTTACGATCAGCGTATGCAAAGCTACATTCTTTATTGATCCAGGGTTGGACGGATGAGGAAATTGCTGAAGAGATTGGTATTCAGTTTTCAGATTACGAAATATTAAAAACCAAATTTTTTGATAAGCAATCTGAGATTACACGCGAGAAAACCACTGAACATACATACGTTCAGTACATGATCGAACAGAAGGCATGTATAGCAGATCTTGATAATCTAATCGCCGAATATGATACAAGTAAGAACCAATCGGCTTATGTAGGTGCAATAAAGGCAAAATCCGACATATTAGATAAGATAATAAAGATGGGGCAAGAGTTGGGTTTAGTCGAAAGAAACTCAGATTCAGGGCGTTTAGTAGCTGGACAAGCTATTGTAAACCTAACGAATGTAGAGCTTAAACAGTTTGTCTTGGGTGAGATTCAAGCGGTTAATGAGATGCATTTACGTTATGGGGATCAGTCTATAGATCAAATTGATTCTGGTCCAATTTATAAACCGTTACCAAAAGCACCAATATCTAAACTAGATACTGGCAATAAAACCAAAAGGAAACCGCCATCTAAGAATAGTGGTGGTAGGAGAGTGGTAAGATCAAAAGTTTAACACTCCAGTCTCATGTTGAGACAGGTTGCCGGGTTCTTGTTGTCTCGGTAATTGTCAAGAGTGTATTTTCACTAAGGAGGTGAAAAAATGGCAAGTGGAATGAATAGACTAAGTGTAGGTAGTGTGGTTGGAACTGGATCGGCGATAAATGTTACGAAGGTAGGGTTTCGTCCGAGATTAGTAAGGCTATATAATACCGGTGGAAACTGTCAAGCTTTTTGGTGTAGTGAAATGGCTGATGCTAGTGCTCAAAAGACAGTAGATTCCGGTTCAGGAACAACAGACATATCAACTATAACTTCTAATGGTATTACTCCGTTGGCAAACGGTTTTACCATTGGAGCCGACACAGATCTAAACGCAAGCGGTGAAACTATTGTTTACGAAGTTTTCGATTAGATAATATATTTCTGAATCGGAGGGCGGTTGTTACCTTTCCCTTCTCCCGCCCTCCGGTTTGGAGTTTGTAAACTATGCCGAAAAGTGTAAAAAAGAAAAAAGTAACACCTATAATTCGTGGTGTAGCAAAGAAGCTTGATAGATTAGAACGTTCACAACTTGAAGGTGTTTTAGCACAGCAACAGGCAGCGACGAACGAATGGATTCGGCGACAGGTTCTAGAGAATAATCGCATAGATATATTAGCTAAAGAAGTTCTTGGTTACGACGTTAAACCATTTCATTTAAAAATGTTGCAATGGCAATTTCTACATCCTGATAATTTGATCCTTGCGTTCCGTGGTTCTGGTAAAACAACGTCTTGCACGATTACACGATCTATATTTCTTTTATGTAAGAATAGAAACTTAAGGATATTGTTAGGTAGTAAAAGCAAAGGGAATGCTGAAGGTTTTTTACGTGGTATAAAAGCACATTTTGAGCATAACAAAAAGTTAGTTGATATATTCGGACCATTTTTTGATCCACGCGATGTAGAGAAATGGGATAACACGGAAATAAGTATACTTGGTAGAACTACAGCAGCAACAGAATCGACGATCACATGTACTGGTGAAGATTCAACTATTACATCTAAACACTTTGATGTACTTATAACAGATGACTTGATAACAGAAGAGAATTCCAGAACGTCTAGAATGAGGGATAAAGTCAAGACTTGGTATTATAAAACATATCTTCCATTATTAGAACCACCAGATCCAAACGTTCCTCATCGCGGCGAACATCATAGAGAAGGGACTAGATATCATTTTGATGATTTGTATGGACACTTAGAAGCTAACGAACTTAAAGGTAAAACTCTTGTAATTAGAGCTTTAGATGATAACGAAAATTCACCATGGCCTGAAAAGTTTACACCGAAATATTTTAAGGATATACGCAAGAAATCAGGATTGATTATTTTTAACAGTCAATACCAATGTCATTCAGAAGATACAGAATTCCTTACAAATAAAGGTTGGAAATACTTTTACGAAATAGACAAAGATAACAAGCTTGCAACGTATAATCTCAAAAACAATAAACTACAATATCAAAAGCCAATTCGTAAAATTAACAAATCATACAAAGGAAATCTGGTTCACATAAAAAGTAACAAGGTTGATGCTTTGGTTACACCAAATCATCAAATGGTTTGTAAACCAGCAGATTATCCATCTAAAGACGATTGGGATTTTGTTGACGCTTATAATCTACCTTCCAAAGTTAGCATTAGAACAAAGCGTGTTTTATTCCCTTCATGTGTAGATTGGAATGGTAAAGAAAAAAAGATTTTCAAGATAAAACAAGGTTGGAGAAAAGATCGATATGGTATAGGTATATGGAAAGAATATTCTTTAGAAAAACATAGACCTATAGATGTAGAGATGGATATGTTTTTGAAGTTTTTAGGTTTTTTTGTAACTAAAGGTAGTACTAGTAAAAAAACCCGTGGGGAGATTAGTTTTTCACAAAACGAAGGAATTGTTCTGAAGTCAATGAAAAATATTCTCAAATCAATGTCAATTGATTTTAAAGAATATAAAAATAAAAATACTGTGAGGTTAGTTTTTTCACATATTTGGTTATGGGGATGGTTAAGGGAAAATGTAAAAACATGTTCGTATGATGCAAGAATACCAAGAATTTTTTTTAACTTATCTAAACGTCAGTTAAAAATACTTTTTGATACATTGATAGATGGTGGTGGTTATATAATAAAATATAAAAAAGGTGATTCATACCAGTACACTTCAATATCTAAACAGCTTGTAAACGATGTGATGGAAATTGGATTTATGATTGGATATGATTCTTCTATTTCTAAAATAAAAACAAGAAAAATTTATAAAAATGGTAAAGTTTATGTACAAAGAAGCGATTCGTTTAGGGTTTGTTTACGTAAAGCTATAGGTAATGGGATTGATCCAAATAAACAAATTTATGAAGTTCCATATTCAGGTAATGTTGTATGTTTTAAAACCAAGAATGCCACTTTGATAACTAGGCGTAACGGGAAAATTTTAATATCAGGTAATTGTGATACTGAAGCGATGAAGGGGGAAATTTTTCAATATGATGATTGTCAACAGATTGATATTGATGATTATCCGGCGACTAATACGCTTAAGATATATATGGGTGTAGATTTAAACGTTACAGAACGTGAAATAAACGATAAGTTTGCGATAGCTGTTATAGGTATTCAAGGATCAATAAAGAAGGATGATTACTATTGTTATTTATTGGATTACTATTTAGACTTTTTACGTCCGACTAAACACGCCGAAAAGATATTTGAATTTTATGATCGTTGGAGCCCTATCAAAGTAGGTATAGAATCCAATCAATATCAGGATGCTTTAAGACAAACGTTGAAAGAAAAACGCCCTAACGCTAGAATATATAAGAGACAAGTACATAAAGATAAAATGTCAAGGGCGTGGAAGCTATCGGCGATTTTTGAGAATAAACGTTTCTATTTTAAAAAGGGTGTACATTCTAAACCTATAGAGAATCTAATCTTGTTTCCATCAGAGAAGCATAGAGACTTTTTTGATGCTTTAGACCATGCGGTTGGTTCAGCTAAACAGCGAACACGCAATAGAACTCGTAGAAGTTTTGGTGTGTTGTAGGAGATATTATGCATATAAACTCAGAAGTAGTTGATACAAAAATTAAAGGTAATAAAGTACGTGCTTTGATAATCGATTTACCTACTAAGAAAAATGATGAACCTGGAAAGTCAAAACAACTTGCAGAGGATAATCCATTAGTTTCTTTACAGGCAGAAGGTAGGATTTTAGAACCGCCGTTTGATATGTATTATCTAACCACATTATCAGAACGGAATTCAGAAATGGGGCCTTGTATAGATGCCATGGAAACCAATATAGACGGTTTTGGGCATTATTTTGTATCAAGGTTAAACGGTGATGCAGAGATCGACGATAAGACTAAAAAAGAAGCTAGAATAGAATTTGTAAAACTTGAAAACTTCTTTCAGAACGCCGGATATGATCGATCGTTTACAAAACTTAGACGCGACACAAGACAGGATATAGAAGCTACAGGTAATGGATATTGGGAAGTAGTAAGGAGTATAAACGGCGAGATACAGTATTTTACACATGTACCAAGTTATCAAGTTAGGATAACACCTACAGATGTAACTCCAATTAAAGTTGATATGCCGATACATAAATTAAATGTAGATGGTAGTATTTCAATAGATACCATGACAATTTATAAGCGGTTTAGAAGATTTGTTCAGATATCACTTAGTCCTACTAGAAGTTATTCGAGTAGTTCATATTCACAAAGATGGTTTAAAGAGTTCGGCGATTATAGAACATACAACGTTGAAACCGGTGAATTAGTTCCTGAAGAGAAAGTAAAAAATTGGGATGGTAAAGGAACTCCAATGCCGGAAGAATTAAAGGCTAATGAAATAAAACATTGGAAGATATACTGTAGCAGATCAGCATATGGGTTACCTAAGTTTATGGGTTCTATAATCGATATAGAAGGGGATCGTAAATCTAGTGAGATAAATTATATAACATTTTGTAATAATATGATTCCTAGTCAAGTAATTGCCGTAAGCAATGGACAGCTTACAGAAGATACAGTTATTAGAATTCAAGAGTTTATGGAGAAAATCCAGGGTGACGATAACAGAAGTAAAGTGTTAGTTATAGAAGCCGAACCCATGGGTGAAGAAGGTGAAGACTCTGGACAGGTTAAAATAGATATAAAGTCATTAACAGACGATCAACATTCTGATGCAATGTTTCAAAAGTATTCTGAAACTAATCGCGAAAAAGTAAGGGTATCCTGGAGGTTACCACCTATATTCACTGGCAGGAGTTCAGACTATACTAGAACAACGGCGGAAACATCACGGCGATTAGCTGATGAACAAATTTTTGCGCCAGAACGAAATGAATTTGATAACTGGATAAACCGTGAATTATTTCCTATTCTTGGTGCTGTTTATTATAAATTCAAAAGCAATAGTCCAAATACTACGGACAATTCAGAACTGGTTAAGATCTTAGGTGGTGCTGAAAAGACCGGCGGAATGACACCACGGATCGCAAGGATGGTTCTAAATGATATACTAGGTCTTGAGTTGCCGCCGTTACAGAAGACAGATACATTCGATCCAGATATGCCGTTTAGTTTGTCCATGGCAGAAGCCGTTAAGAACCAAGCGGATGTGACAGAACCATCACAACAGGTTGCGCCGACTAAAATGTTAAAGAGTTTAGATCAAACAGATGTGATTGATAGTTTATTTAGTTTAAGAAAACATTTAGAAGAAGCTTGGTCTGAAAAACTAATCCAAGATGAAGATGAATAAATGCAACAGATTACACAAATAGATCAACTTTATGACAGTATAAATATTGTTGATTTTATGTTATCTAAAGCTTTAGCGATAGATGAGTTAACACAAACCGCTAAAGTTGAAACTATGTTGCGTGAATATATAAGTAAACAATGGGATAGATTAGCTTCTGAAGCCAGTAGTGTTGCATTAAAAGAGTTAAATAAGTCAAGTGAGATTGTAACGGATAAGGATATAAGTCGTATAGTAAAATCTATCGATGAAGTTATGAACAAGTGGTATGATGTTGTATCAGTTCGATTTCATAATGAGATGATCAATATATATACTTTATCTCATGTCGCGGCATTAAAAAAAGCGTATAAAATAACTAAAGCGCCGATGGATTTTAGTACAGGTACTTTCGTTGCTAAAGCTGAAAAATTCAAAGTACGTCCTGATTTTGATATGTCGGATTACAGGGCAATGTCTGCATTAGAAGGGCATCAAGTTTTTTGGATCGGAGAACATTATAAAAACAATGTTTCTGATACTATAGCTAAAGTAACTAAAGAACATTTGATTGAGCATGGGCGCGGCAGAGTAGCTGCCGGCAAAACCATGAAACAAGTTGTAGAATCTAATCTGAAACATGTAAAAATACCTAAAGGCTTTAGAGGAACTAGTGAAAGATATTTTGAAGGTTTGACAGCTAATGCCGCAACGTCCGCGAGAGTAACGGCGCAACTTAATGCGTTTAGTAATGTTGGGTTTACAACGTTTCAAGTAGTGAATCCAAACGATCATAGGACGTGTGAAAAATGCCAGATGTTAGACGGCAAAGAATTCACTGTATCTGATGCCGGTATTCAACTAGAAAATCTTCTTTCTGCTACTACGCCGGAACAAGTTAAACAAGCGCAACCGTTTATAACAACTAAAATGGCTCATAACTTAACCGGTGGTAGAATAGGTAGAGTATCACCAAAGGGTACTAGAGGACTTGTAAAAGCTAATGTTATAATGCCGCCGTATCATTTCAGGTGTAGATGTAATATAGATGTTGTAAGTAAAGAGATGGGAATACGAGCACCAAAACCTATAAGAACAAAACCTGTTTTACCTAAACCCAAACCGAAGCCTAGAACTACAGCAACTATAAATCCACATGATGATTTAGTAGGGGATTTCAAGGTTATATCAGAACAATGGGATAGTTTATATGGCACAAAAGAGTTAGGTAAGATTAGAAAAACTATCAATAAAACTTTTGAAAAACATTTTGGTATGACTCAAACGCCAGCAAGGGAAAGAGGGTCGTTATTACCTGAAGAACTTACAAAAGGGCAGAACAAAAAATTATACATTAGAACAAACAAAAAATCGTTAGGCACACACTATTGGACCGGCAGAATAGAGCTTAAAAGATCTAGTGCGGAAACAATATCGGACGAATTGAAACAGATATTAGATGGTACATGGAAAAATACGTTTTTACATAAACAAGATTTAGGGATAGAAACTTTAATACACGAAGTAGTTCATGGTTCTAATCGTTCATCAATGAAAGCCTTTAAGGATTCTGCGCGTAGTCTTATAGAAGGTACAACCGAAATAGTATCTAAGTCTATTTTGCGTAAACTATTAGGTGTGAACAATGCTTATGGCAAATCACAAGAATTTGTGTTACATAGGAATACTTTTATACAACCGTTTAAACTGAGAACAAAATTTTATGATAGATGGATAGCACCTGGTGCATATGATAGACAAATAATAGATATCTTAGAATCTGTTGAACGTGTAGTAGGTAAAAACTGGACTGAACAACAAATAATTGACGCCGTTGAAACAGCTTCATTCGCTATAAACCGTCCTGGTGTTAAAATATCTACAGAGGTAGAAGATGTAATTTATGATTTTGTAGATAATATTCCGAATATAACAAAAGACGAAAAAGCGTTATTAGTTAGGGATATAGCCACTAATATTACGAGGTTACCATAAATTAAGGGGAAGATATGCCAGATAAAAAACAAAGTGCTTTAGAAAAACTAAACGATACGGCGCCACCTTTAGAGGATGAAGAAATTTTGAAACTCACTGAAGATATTTTAGACGAAACAGGCGATTTGACTAGCGGACAAATTTATCAACTTGAAATGTTGCAAGGTGTACCTAACGAAGATAATCCTATCGACGAACAGATAGATAGAATTAGATCAAACTGGTTTAAACGCCATAATAAAAAACCTAAAGATTTAGATTATAGGAATGCATTATGAAAAGAGTATCCACATTACCACAAAAAGAAGCAGATGTTACTACTATAGAAAGTATCACTGTTTCACCACATTTTATAGCAACGGCATTGATAGACGGCAAATCTGATTTGCTTGTTAAAACACGTCCTATTGAAATAAAAAATGAAACGTGTTATTTGGTTAGTCAAAATAAAGCTTTAGGTATAATAAAGTTAGGTGATACTGTTGCTGTGAACGGCGATGCTTTTAAGAGTTTAGAAAATAGACACTTGATCTCTGAAGACACTAGAAAACAGTGGGCAGAGGTACAACCAACTTGGAATTCAGATGTGTTGTATTATCGTCAAGTTGAAGTGTTGGATAAGTTTGATAATCCAATCGATGTTAGTTTTATAAATGAAATTGAAAAGAAGGTAGAAGAAATAACAGAAGAAATAAAAAAATCAGATATCGAAATTACTACAGATATAGATATCGACGGATTAGATAATGAACAACTTGAAGCCGTACATTGGAAACTACATAAAATGTACGGTGATAACACCGACGAGTTGAGCACAATTAAGATAACTAATCTACATTCTTTGATTGTGGATAAGTTATCTTCAGATGGTGTGGAACATCCGGCGCCGCCCGATAACGGATTAGATGACTTATCTTCTGATTTTGAAAAGGAGTTTTCAAATAAAAATTGGGTTGATAAAGATTTTGGTTTTCAATGTTTTGTAAAGAAAGCAGTATGGTCTAGGGCTTATATAAACGATTTACCGGATAGTGCTTTTTTATATGTTGAATCAGGTGGTAAAAAGGTCGGTGAAGGGAAAACTGCACCGAGAAGTTTACGGCATTTTCCTTATAAAGATGCTACAGGTAAAGTTGATTTGCCACACTTGAGGAATGCTATAGCACGTATACCACAAAGCAAATTTGGTTTATCTGATAAACAAATATCAGATTTACAGAATAAAGCACGTAAGATATTAGAACGTGAAACGGAAAATAAAGAAAGTGTTAGTAAACGAAGATTATCTATGTGGGGTTCTACTGCCGGAAAAACCAGAGTCGCCGGACGTGTAGTAAGTATGATGCCAGAACATAAAACGTATATAGAACCGTTTGCCGGTGGTGCGGCGGTTTTTTATCGTAAAGAACGGAGTGAAGTAGAAGTATTGAACGATATAAACCCGGAGATACCTTTTTGTTTAAAGTTTATACAAGATATAACTGAAGATCAGATTAAAAAGATACAATCACTCAATTGGGTTTGCACAAGAGATCAATTAGAGAAGGTACATTATTTAAAACCTAAAAACGATATAGAACGGTTTTACCGTTTTGTATATAAAAGGTTTGCATCTTTTTACCGTGTAGATACAAACATAAGAGGTATAGATCCTTCGATTGAAAATAAAAGATACCAAGGTCCAGATAGATTAGCGCTTACTAAAGAAAGATTAAAGGGTGTAAAGATTCATAATGATAGTTATGAAAAATTATTTGATAAGTATGATGCGCCAGATTCATTCTTTTATTTAGATCCGCCATACCCAGAACGTGATCAAGGTGTTGGCGAAAAAGAATTTGATGAAGATAAGTTTATAGAAAAACTAAAGAGTTTAAAAGGTAAGTTTATTCTTCATTACGATATGAAAGCTAAAAAGAAGTTTAATGAACTTAAAAAACGCGGTTGGATAGTTAGAAAGCTTTCAACGTTTATTACCGGCGGCGGTTCTACTGGGATACAACCTGGTGATTTACTTGAAGTTATGAATTATAACCCGGTAAAAAAGTCATGTGATGAAAGTAATCTTATTGTCCCTGATGAGTCTGGTACATACAGATATGTTGTTCAAAACCATTGGTGCGGTAAAAGTTTGCATTCTGATTTTAGAGTAGAAACAGAATGCAATAAAAGTTTGATTAGTTGGACTATGGAAATACAAAAGGAATATGATATTGATAAACCAGTAACTACATTAGAAACAGCAAAAAAATTATCAGGGTGTTTGGATAATATAAGTAAAGTGGATTGGAAAAACAACAATTGGATGGTAGATGATGATTCTTTGCCAGTGGAAATTGTAAGCAAATATGAAGGTGTTTGTCCGAATATCTGGCTAGATATCGAAGGTAAAACTAAAGATCCGGTATTAGGTAAGGCATCGCCTATAGGTGGTAATCCACAATATCCTGGTGTGTTTGATATTGTGGATCAAGGTGTTGTAGAGTATGGCGTCCAAAAAAGTGATTACCGGGAATATTTTTTAAAGAACGGTAATTTCAAAGGGCGTTTAGTTTTTAGAGCCATAAAAATAGAAAAAACAGATAGGATAGAAGAATGTCTAGTATGCAAAAATGAAGGTGAAATGAGTTTCATAGAATGGGACGGTGATATAATAGAATTGTGTAATGAATGTACAGATGTATTTATAAAAAAGAATTCTGGGATTATAGATAAGCAATTATGGATATCTGTTCGTCCTAAAGAACAAATGCCATATATTTTGAGTGATCAATCCGTTCAGGATCATTGGATACCGCCGCAAGGTTATTCGTTTTTACCTGTAGCGATTAGAAAACAGATACCAGATGAGTTGAAATATTGGGAAAAATCTGAAGGTGAAATTGAAACAGTACGCAACGAATTGGTAAAAGAATCCAATCTAGTAGGGTTGAGATTGATGTGAATAAAGGTTTTTCTGAAAAAAGTGAATTTTCTTTATCGAATGCAAAGTTTGTTTTACAGAGACAAAATTGGAGTGAACCTGTTCAAATAGGTTCTAATTTGGCTAATGAACGTTGGATGATTAGACTTGATATAGGTGAACCATCATTATTGGTTTTGGAGTCCGAAAAAAGTCCTATTGGTGATAATCCGATTAGGGTAATTAAGGAGTTTGATAAGCATAAAAACTCTATGAGTTTACCAAAACATATCAAGCCGGCACACTATATAAATGTATCCAAGGCACTTACATCAGAGATTGATGTGATCGATCAAGGTTTAGCGGTGCTATCAGGTGATTCTATTAGTACTACAGAGATCATGTTTAAAGGGAAAAAACTCAAAGGATTACATAGACTTATAGAAGATGGTGACGGTTGGTTATTGGTTTCTGATCAAGGTAATCTGATTGATGTGCCAACTAAAGAATTCGAGTTCTGCGAGGTAGAAACAGTAAAGGCGGAAGGTAGAGAATTAAGGATAGTAACTGGAATTGTTTTAGAACCTAACGAGGTTGACGCACATAAAGATTGGGAAAAGCCGGAAACTATTAGAAAGACAGCCCATAACTTTTTAACTAACTATAATAGGAGTACAAAATTGGGGATTATGCATAATATGTTTGGTGATATTGGTGTTGAATTAGTTGAATCTTACATATCACCTGTTTCATATGATATAAACGGTAAACATGTCAAAAAAGGAAGTTGGGTGATGACAGTTCATGTGAGTGATGATAATATATGGAATAAGATAAAGAATAAAGAGTTGACAGGGTTTAGTATTGGTGGCATTGCTACAGTAGAAGGAAAATGATTACTAAAAATAAAAGCAAAAAAGATGCCCGAGAAATTCTCGGTTTAGATACTCGTGAGGTTTCCATAGTTGATAAACCGGCAATCTTGCGTGAATTTTTACTCTGGAAAAGAAATGAGGAGGTTAAAACCATGGGTGCGTTTGATCCTAATAATGGACTAACAAACGAAACGCTAGAAAAAGCCGGTTTGCCGGTGGATCTAGTTAAGTCAATAACTAACATCAAGGAATACTTGAACAAAAGTTCAGATAGTGAGAGTGTTCCTAATGAGGATATTGATTCTATAGTTACTTTTCTTAGTCAACTAAAACCTGGCGATTATCCAGTTGAAAAAGCAGAGGATAAAGAAAAGGAAGAAGACGACAAAGAAAAGAAAAAAGCAGAGGATAAGGATAAAGAAAAAGAGAAGGAAGAATCAGAGGACAAGAAAAAATCCGATGATAAAGAAAAAGATGAGGATGAAGAGAAAAATAAAGTTAAAAAGTCTATCGTTTTTCAGTTGGGAGAAAACGGCGAACTTCTTAATGTTGAAGATCTTGAAAAGAATAAACGGTTTACAGGTGAGAGAACAGCTACACTTAAAAAGACTACCGAACAACTGTTAGGTATGTTGGTAAGTGTAGATCCCGATTCTGTAAAAGGTATTATTTCTGATCTAACTAAAACAGCGTTACCTGCTGATGTTAAGTGGGTATCTAAAGGTGAAAATACTGATTCTGTTACTAAGTCGATCGAAGAAGTTTTTGCACCGATCAAAAAGAGCCTTGAAGATATTAGCGGACGCGTTTCTAAGATCGAGGAAACACGTCCGGCGCCTAAGTCTTCAGAAGATAAACTGGTACAAAAGAATACAGATGGTAATATTTGGACTGGCTTGCTGTAAGCAAACGTCCTAGTAATTAAACAATATAAACTCTATAAAGGAGAAAATAGAAAGATGACTAATGAAGAGCTAACCCAGAAAGCGGCGATTACTGCGGCGGATGCTCTAGCTACCTACGGCAAGCTTAACCCCGCACAACAGGATAAGTTTATAGATTATTTGGTTCAAGAAACCGTCCTGAAAGATAACGCCAGAGTTGTTAAGTTTAGGAATGAGCAACTTGACATTGATAAGATCGGTATTGGCACTCGTGTCGCACAACCGGCGACTGAAATGGTTGCACCGTCTAATCGGCGTGGTGTAACTACTTCAAAGATCAGCCTTCTACCAAAAGAAATCATTGTACCGTTTGAGATTTCAGATGGTTTTAAAGAGTTGAATATAGAAGGTGAAAGTGTTGAAGATCATATCATGAAAATGTTTGCAAAGCAGTTGGCAAATGATCTTGAGACACTTTATATAAACGGCGATACAACTGGACAAGCTTCTATTGAAGGTGATATCCTTGATGGTGGTTCTACTACTCAGTATGTTAAGGATGCTTTTTTGGCGCTGTTTAACGGTTGGTTGCGTTTGGCTGATAGTGGAAACGTTGTAGATCATGCCGGTACAAATATTGGTCTAAGTGTATTCGGTGCAATGATTAGGGCTATGCCGACTAAGTTTCGCAGAAACAAAAAGGATTTGCGTTTCTTTATGTCGCCTGATCTGGCGCAGATTTATATTGAAAAATTCGCAACTCGCATGACGCCGCGTGGTGATAGTGCCGCCGCCGGTGAGACTCAAACACCTTATGGAATTCCTATTGTTGAGGTTCCATTGATGGCTCTAAACCCAACAGTTGTTGAGCATGTAACACTTAGTGGAACTACCGCTGTAAGTCTAAGATATAATCCAATTGTATCTGCCGGCGAGAACGTCCTGCCGAGTGCTTTATCTACTACACCTACAGCAGCATATACTGAAGGTACTGATTATGATATGGATTATACTGCTGGAACTATAGCGCGTAATGCCGGTGGTTCGATCGGCGATGGTGATGTATGTAAGATCACTTATCAAGCAAATCCGCAAGTTATTCTTACTCATATGGATAACTTTATTATAGGTATCGGTAGAGATCTAACACTAGAAAAAGATAGAAACATCTATAAGCGTGGTAATGAATACTGTATGCACGCTAAGGTTTCTTGTCAGGTTGAAGAAGTAACTGCACTCGTAAAGGGTACTAATATTGGTACTGGTGTATAACAAGTGAGTAAACCGATAGGCGGTTAATCAAGCCGCCTTTTGGTTTACAAACCGTAAACCATGTGTTTGGAAAGGGCTCAAGCATGGCATTATATAATGTAACCTTAAAGACAAGTGCAACGTTTATTTCACCTAGTGGTAGAAAATATATAAAAGATCGGACTGTTGTCATCAGTGATCAAACTCCTGAAGTTGATTATTGTAAAAACAATTCGTCTTTTCTTGTAAGTAAACTACAAGAAAAAGAACCCGATCCAATTCCTGAAAAGAAAAATATAGTTCCTAAAGAAGAAGAAAAGGAACCAACGCCGAGTGTAGATACAGAAAGTCCTACACCTAAGATTAAACGGAAAAAAGTCAAAAGGAAAATGACTAATGACTAGTTTACTACATATATTAGTTTCTAGGAAACTTAGGGCGCAACAGGTTGATTTTCCTGATGAAGTTGAAGATAGATCGTGTAAAGGTGCTTTACACCTTAGACCTTCTTCTATCATTAAGATTACACAATCTGAATACGATTATATCAATGAGAATTTCCCAGAAATTTCAGATTTAATGCGTATACAAGAAACTAAGAAAAAAGTTGATACTATGAGATCTAAACCGATATCGTACACAAGAATTGTAAGTAGTAACGATTTGGGTACTGAGGAGTAAAAAAAAGTAAAGCCTCCTGTTTGGAACAATTCAAGGGAGTGCAATTTGTTGCGTGTACATCTTACAACTGGAAAAACACTTTGTTTCAATTTAGATGACAAAGAACAGGCTAAACAGTGGTTTAGTTTTTCTAAAGACAGTTCTTTTCAAAACATAATCACTGGTTTAACTATTTCACATAATGGTACACAGTATTCTGTTCCTCGCCCTGAAGGTTATGATAAAATTTTTATGACTGCCGAACACCTTGATAGTGTTTCGTCAAAAAAGTTTAAGGGCGGGGAACGTATTATTACACAAATTGATGACACCCGTGTTATTGTTATGGTACACTTAACACAAAGGGCAACTAGGATTAGTTTAACTAAAACCGGCAAATCGGTTTTTAATCCTGTTTTAGAGTGTTAAAATGGCTGGATTAAAAAGATTTAGACAGATAGCTAAACCAGATTCCTTTGATGACACACTTGACGGAACTGCTGTAAGTGATGTTGAATCTAGTTCTACTAATCTGTCTGATTTTTTTGAAGGTTTGTTAAGTCAGTTAAAGCGGATTATACACGGCGATGATTCTGGCAATTGGCATGATGATCCTGTAAGTGTATTTGGTAGTGATGTTTCGTTAAAAGCATTATTGACAGGTGAACAAACTGTTGCCGATGTAGATCTTTATGTTAGAGCCGCCGATGGCGATGATGATAATCCAGGTACTAGTGTTTCACCTTTAGAAACGTTACAAGCGGCAGTAGATTTATTGCCAAATACTATAAACCATACTGTAATTATCCATGTAGGACCGCACGCTGGTAATGGTTATGACATGCCAGTATTTAAAAATAAAATTTTAAATGCTAATATATGGGTTATAAGCGATGGCGGTGGTGGTGGAACAGATGGTTTTACAGAAATAGTTTCTTCAACGGCAGCTTTAGCTGGAAGTACTAATATTTCAGTAAGATCTTCTGGTTTAAGTGATACAGAGTTTGATGGTTTTGGTGAACATTTTGGGCGTACTATTGAGATTTTGACAGGTGATGCCGCCGGCGATAGACGTTCTATTCATCATAACGATACCCAAGATATAGTTGTAAATTTGCCGTTTAGTGCAACTATAAGCGAGGATGATACTTATAGGATCGTTGAACCTGAAACTATTATTTATATATCAAGTTCAGTTTCGAGTTATATAATCGCTCAAGATTGTGGTGAACGGCAACCGGCAAACGATATTTTAGGTGGTGCTTCTAAAATAAATTTTGCCAACTTCAAATTTGATTCTTCTGTTGCTACACAATTAAATATAAACTCATCTGCTGTAGGGCTTTATGGTATAGAACTTGTTGAACATATTATTTTTGTTGGATTTAGCAGTGGACTTACTGCCGGTACTGATTCAATGATCCATCCTGATGTTTTTGCCGTTGATGCTTATAATGATTTGAGTTTAGATAGTAACACAGAATGGAGGGGTTGGGGTTTAACCTCTAGAACGACAAATGTAGTAGAAGTGAATTCTATGAATTTTTATGGTGTAGCTAATTGTTATGCTATATCTTTTACAGATCATTCAATAAATTATTTAGTAGGTGGTTCATTTTGGGGTTTATATCCATGTGTTACAGGGTACTTTTCTATACTTTATATTTTTGCTTATCATCCGATGTGGTTTGGTGCCAGTAGCAATTCGAGAGTTGGACTTTTAGCTAATTATACTTCGTTTATAGATGCATATGCTATAGCTGCTAACGCTATATATTTAAGAGCACAAAGAGAATTACGTAGTAGACATAAGTCACATGTATTTATAGAGAATATGATTACAGATGGTTTTCAGTTTGAATGTTCTACAGTTGGATTTCAAACTGAAATGGGTGGTATAATTCATGTTCCTTCGGTTTATCCTTTACCAACTATGAATTGCGGAGGTAATGATTTTAGTAGCAATTGGGGTGAGAGTTTTCATACAATAAGTGAATTGGTAACAAATGCTCAATTTATAAGTTTATATCATGGATTTATAGGTAGATATTAATGGCTGGTAGAGTTGACATAGAAAATACTAAAGTCGTTATTGATGGAGATAGCGATGTAGTTGAAATAGGTATGCCAAATGCTACTCAGGTTGATATCGGCGCCGAACTAGATTTAAACAGTAATGATATTGTAAGTGTTAATGAAATAAACGGTGTACCTATTACAAGTTCGGGCGCTGGTACTAACTATTTAGCCGATGATGGTGCTTACAAGTCTTTATCTGTACCAACCCCGCAATCTTTTACGGTACCTTCAGATGTAAGTGTTAGAGATATTGTTTACTCTACTGGTGCATTAACGGCAGATAAAGCAGATAATACTTCGACTAGTACGATCCCTGCTATTGGGATTGTGATCAGTAAAACAGATTCAACTACTGCTGTAGTTATGTTTACAGGATATGTTATAGGTGGGTTTACAGGGTTAACAGCGGGTGCTGAACAGTTTTTGAGTACTGAAGGTGCGATAACAGAAACACCGCCTAGTACTGTAGGATATATATTACAACGAATAGGTGTTGCAATAGATACAGATACTTTATTGTTTCAACCTGGTGAACATTATTTATTATAGGTTATAAAATGGCTAAAAAATATTATAGGTTGACAAACTATGCAGAACCGTTTATAGAAGATGGATTCATGACTTTTAGAGTTAGGTTTAGTAAAGTAAACGATAACGGTAAAACAGTAGTATTAGACAAAAAAAGATGTCCTTTTTTAAAGGTTCCTATAGGTGGTACTATTGGAATAAGCGATGAATATGCGCAACGTATGATTGAAAATATGTATGTACCTCAGAATACATCTATAGATGGTGAAAAAAACGAACCAGGTTATTTTTTTGAACAAATAGATAAACCGATTACTTTAGATAATGATATCGATTCAAAGTTTAAAAACGTTCAGGTTCCTGAAGCGTTAAGGAGATAATAAAAAATGGCAATTCCACTAAAAATTAATACTACTGTCGGTAGAGCGGATCAGTTCTTAGTCGCCGATGCCTTGAATATTGACGCTATAGAACCAAGATCCGGTGGCAATCTAGTTATAGGTGCTACACTTGGAGCAAGTGACGAAGTTAGATTAGGTGTTGTAGGTGAAACCGTTCGAGTTTTGGGTGATTTCGCCGTTGATGGCGCCGAAACGATTACAACGTCGTCAACTATTACCGGAACGTTTGCCGCTAATGGTGATATGGATTTAGGTGATAATAGCGGCGATACAATAGATATAGGTGGCGGTACTTCTGATACTGTAAACCTAAATGCCGATCTAACTGTTGGGGCTGGATTGGTACATATAGGTTCAAGTGTTAGTGATTATTTAGCAGAGTTATGGTTGATAGCTGTAAACGATAATGGTCCTGATGCTGCCGCTTACAATCTTGCTGCAAGTGGAACGAATGCCGGTGCATATTCGATCGGTGTAGATCCATCATTGATCAGTGCTTCTTCATCTACGGATCTGATGACTATGCTTGACGATCTTGATGATGCTATTTCTGGCGGTGCTAGTACTTTACAAGCTACTTATGCTACTGGAAACACGATTGATGTAACAAGTGGAAATGGTATAATCGATTTAGAAAATTCAACGGCTACTGATACGACTACCGTATTAAAGATTCATAGGGCACCGGGTTCATCTACTGCTGGTATTGCATTAGAGCTTGATATGGGTGCTAACACAACTGGAATCGGCGCAAGTTTTGCAACTGCTGGAAGTGGAACTCTATTGCAGCTAAACACAACTGGATCTGGATCAGCGTTAGATGTTCAAGATGGTGGTAGCAGTGTTATAGAAGCTACCGGCGCCGGTGCTGTTAGTCTTACACCTACATCTGGACAGGATTTAACTTTGACTGCCGCCGGTGCTGGTGTGATAAACGCCGATGGAGCCGCCGGCGTTAACATTGATAGTTCCGCCGGTGCAATCAACATAGGTGTTGATACTGATACAGGTGCAATAAACATCGGTACTGGTGCAAGTGCCAGAACGATTACTGTAGGTAGCGCAAGCTCTACAGAAATAGAGATAAACGGTGATTTAGTAGATGTAAACTCAGATGGTGCTATTGAGCTTAATGCTGCTGGCGCTTCGAATTTCACTGTTGATAGTGCTAATCTAACTTTGTCAACGACTACAAGTGGAACTTTGGCGATCAGTTCGGTTGCTTTATTGGATGTAAACACAGCAACTATGGAATTAGATGCTACAGGTGCGATCGCTATTGAAAGTAGTGGCGGTGCAATTAGTATCGGCGCTGATGCGGTTGCACAGAATATAAATATTGGTACAGGTGCGGCAGCTAGAACGATTGCTATAGGTAATGCTTCATCTACAGAGATACAACTTGATGCAATCCTTATTGATCTAAACGCCGGTGCAAGTGGTTTCACTATTGATGGTGGTGCCGGTTCTACTATAGCAACGTCGGCGGGGAATTTGAGTTTAGATTCTGCTGCCGCCGAACTTGTTTTTGATGATGTCGGTAATAGCGGGATTACACTTAGTCAATCTTCTGATCGTACATTGGACCAGACAGGTTCTAATGAGATTTTGAACGGTGTTACTTCTATAATCGGCGCAGTTAACGCTTTAGTTGAAAGGGTTGATGTAGATGGTGTAAACGTTCAAGAGTTGCCAATTGAAAATACCGTTGTAATTGCTGCCGGTGATGTTGTTGCCGCTTCAAGTACATCTGGTAGGATCACTCTAGGTAATGGTAATAGTAATACAAACAGTAAAGTTACAGGTATAGCTATTACAGGCGGTACCGGTGATGTTGGTGGTACTGTTATATGTAGGTTTGCCAAGAATGGTTCAAAGGTTACTGATAGCGGTGCGTCGTTTACCCCTGGTAGTGCTTTGTTCTTGCCAGACGGCACAGGGCGCCCAGTAGGAACAGCACCTTCAGGAACCGGAGATGCTGTAAAACGTGTAGGTTGGGCTGTAACTTCAACGGAATATATCGTTGATCTCGGCGTAACTTGTGTATTGTAAACAACAAAAATAGAAGGGATAAAAAGAAATGGCTACAAAAAAGAAAGTAAAGAAAACAAAAAAGAAGCCGAAATTGGTAGCGGTAGAAGCCGAAAAATCTGTTGAGGTTGAAGAACCTAAACCAGAAGAACCTAAACCAGAAGAACCTAAACCAGAAGAACCTAAACCAGAAGAACCTAAACCAGAAGAACCTAAACCAGAAGAACCTAAACCAGAAGAACCTAAACCAGAA